TCTAAAAGTATAATTGCGCTTTCACTACCATCTTCCGGGTCAAATATTCCCCATGTGGTTATTGCTGAATAGTCAGCAGTTTCTTTGGCACTAAAAGCAGTATCGTAACTTTGTATAATACATTGACAGCTTGGTATCGCTTCTTTCTCCCAAGTCTGCCACCATTCTCTTTTTACAATAGAACCACTTTCTGCTGTTGGGTTTTGCATCCATTGTGCGTTCCATTTGCTTATGGGTAGCGAAGCTTTTACAGATAATAATTCTTCTTTTTTCCAAAACTCACTCCATAAAGGCTCTTCAGAGTCGGGCATTATTGCAGGAAACTCAACCACCTCCCATTGGTCTGCATGTGTTTCAGACTGTCTTTTAAGCAATCTACCAGCCAAATCTTTTGTACTCCAACGAGTCATAACCAAAACGATGGTGCCGCC